CTGGTCCGCGCGACGCAGAGGATCACCGAGACCCAGGCGGATCTCAACCTGCGCTGGACAGCGGCGAAAAACCGCCTTGCGGTGGCACTCGCCCCGGCCATCGAGACCGCATCGAAAAAGCTGGGAGAATTGTTGGGGATTCTCGAGAGGGCCACGCCTGCGATAGCGGACCTCTTGGCGAATTCTTCGGCACTGCAGGCCGCTCTAGTTACGGCCGGCGTCGCCGTCGCCGTCGCCTGGGGTCCGGCGGCCATCGCTGCGCTCGCCACCTTGGCGCCGTTTGTCGCTCTCTTCCTCGTGGCGGAGGACATCATCACAGCCATGCGGGGCGGGGACTCGGCGATCGAGCGTTTTTTCGCGGCGTTCGAGGGCGCCGAGGCCGCGGAAGAACGTATGGCGATCCTTCGTGAGACGGTGAAGGATCTTTCCAGGTGGATCGGATACTTAGAGGGCCGGATACGTGGATTTTTAGGCTTTGAGGATGTATCGGCGGACATCGCTGACCCTAGGGAGCGGGAGGAGGCGCGCCGTGGGTACGAGCGTGGCCGTGCACAGCCCGCCGCTCTGCGTGCTCTGGGTCGCCTGTACACGGGCGGCGTCCGTGGGCTTTTGAGGGAGGAGGCCCGAGACCCGGTCGAGCGCGGCGCCGGCCAGCGGCACCTACAGCGCCTCCGTCAACAGGAGCGCGCCGAGCTCCGTGCACAACGCGATTTCGAGCGCGGCATCCTCGGCCCGTCACCGGTCGAGCAACAGATCTCCATAGATTCCCCGATGACCATGACCGTCACGGTAAACGAGGCCGGAGACCCGGAGCAGACCCGCGAGGTAGTCCGCGAGGAAATGCGCGAGGCACAGACCCGGCAGCTCCGCGAGGTCCGCCGTACACTCGGAGGGACCGGATGACGATCTACCTCGAGTGGCTTGCGACGAGCACGGTCACCGCCGAGGAGGGCGGAGATACCCTCGTGACGAACTACCGGCGGCTCTATCTCGATGGAGCGGTGTCGGAGTCGTACGCCGCAGGGGTCGAGGTGACGGACCACGCTATCGAGCGCGCGTCGGATATATCCGACCACGCCAAGCCCGGCCTGCGGCACGTCGTGTTGGACTGCGTGGTGGCGTCGGACCCGACCGGGGTCCGCGAGGAGCTCGAGACCCTCCGGACGACTCGGCAGATCCTGTCTATCACCACGGGCATCGGCACATGGGAAGACATGATCGTCACGAACGTCCGCGAACCCCGGTCCGTGCAGACGGGCGACGGGCTCCATGTGACGATCGAAGCGCGTGAGATCCGGCGCGTGGATTCGGAGGATGTCGAAGCACCCGCGCCGCAGATTGAACGCGGACGGAGACAGCGGAACCGGGGCAGGCAGGCGACGGACGAGGCCACGACGGACGATGCACCGCCTACGCCGCAGACATCCGCCGCGAACCGGGCGGAAATGCGGTCGTGGCTTGACCGCATAGGGAGCCTTTTCGGATGAGCACCGTAGTCCAAAAAATCCGTATGGTTTCCGATACTTCGACATTTACGCAAAACGTCGTGCTGGATGGCGTGGAGTACGTTTTTTCGTTCCGCTGGAATGGTCGGGTCTCTCGGTGGTTTTTCTCGGTCGGCAGCCCTGACGGCACGGTCCTAGCCGGGTGGCAGAAGGTCGTCGCGGACGTGCCTTTGCTGCAGCGCTACGCCACGGGAGACCTTCCCCCGGGGGATCTCTGGATCTATGACCTCGAGGGCAACGGCACGGACCCGGGCCTACGTGACCTGGCCGGGCGCATGCTGCTCGTCTACGTAGAGGCGGCGTGATGGAGCTCTGGAAGCGCCAATGGGACATCCAGATCGGGACCCTGCGGGTCCGTGGAGACTGGGCGAGAGACTCCCTTGACGCTTCCTTCGAGATCTCAAAGGACATCACACGCACCCCAAATAAGGCGACGGTCCGGGTGTTCAACCTGTCATCCGACCACCGGAGATCTTTCGAGGAGGGCAGCGACATTCGTGTTATCGTGCGTGCCGGATACGAGGACGACCTGGCAACCTTGTTCAACGGGACCGCCTACGTGGCGGAGTCCCGGCGACGTAGGCGTCGGCGCAGGGCGGGACGCGTCTTTACGGCCGCGGATAGCGTCGACATCGTCACGACGGTAGAGGCCCAGGACGGTGGAAACGCTTTCTCCGACGCGCAGATCCAGCGGTCCTTCGGCGCGGGGACGTCACTCATCGACGTCATGCGGTACGTCATCGATGCTATGCAGATAGGCGAGGGCAACCTGACCGCCATCGGCATAGGGTCGCAGATCTATACCGAAGGCACCGTGGTGAGCGGTCGTGCCTGGCGGGAGCTCGACCGTCTCGTCCGGTCCGCGGGCCTGACGTGGTCGGTCCAGGACGGCGTGTTGCAGCTCCTCCGGGGGAGCACTCCCCTCAGGCAGACGGCCGTCCGCCTATCCCCGGAGACCGGCCTAGTTGGATCTCCCGCGGTGGATATTGACGACACGGTGGCTGCTACCGCGCTGCTCATACCAGGACTTACACCAGGTCGACAAGTGGTTCTGCAGTCCGCCGTGGTGGACGGATCTTTCAGGATCAAAAGGGTGACGTACCGCGGCGCGACCAGCGGCCAGGACTGGTACGGACACCTAACTCTGGAGCGGTACTGATGGCGGACGAACCGACCTGGACGGAGGTGCTCGAGGAGATTCTCGAAACGAAGGTCCGGAGGATACATACCGCGATGCCTGGAAAAATCGACACATACGACCAGGCCGCACAAACCGCAGATGTCGAACCACAGCTCTACGTGGACGGCGCGGCGCTCCCGATAATCCCGTCGGTCCCGGTGGTCTGGCCGGTGGCGTATGGGGATCTTACGCAAGGTGACACCGTCCTCCTCGTCTTTTGCGAGGGCGACATCGGTCTGTGGAGATCCCAGGGCGAGGCCGGGACGCCGGACGACGATGGTCGACACGGCGTGCACGGCGCGGTAGCCATCGCCGGGCTCCGCACCGCGGCGAATCCGCGGAGTCATATAGCCGGGACGACGGTTCTCCCTGGGACGGACGTCCGGCTGTCGGAGTATAACGCCGCCGAAGGTGTCCTTCGGGCGACGACTTGGGCGGCGTTCATGTCTCGGATAACAGCGCCACCGAACAATGGGTTTCTGACAGCGCTAACTTTGTGGGTGGCGGCTGTCGATGCGGCCGCTGGACCATTCGGGCCGGTAACCACAGATCTACAGAACGCGATCACGGAGTATTACAACGGTGTGGCCGGGACCTGGATCTCGACCAAAGTGAGGGTGCCATGATCCGTCGGACCCAGCGCACGAAGCCGTCGGCGGCCCCCTGGGGTGGCTTCGTGCGCTGGGTCGGGGGTGTGTGATGGCGTCTCTCTTTCGCCTCGTGACGGTCCCGGACGCGGAAAATCCGAACATCGGTGACATCCAGATGGCGAACGGTCAATTCGTCCCCCTTCCCGAGGGGCCGGACATGCTCGCGCAGCGGATACGCTGTCGGCTCCTCTGGCACCGCGGCGAATGGTATCTCGACCAGCGCCAGGGCACACCCTGGCTCCAAGAGTTAACCACCAAAGGCGCTACGGACGCGCGTATCCGCCAGATATTTCGTCGACTTGTCGAGCGGACTCCCGGTGTGGGGTCCGTCAGCTCCGTCGAGATCGTGCGGGGCGCCGATCGCTCTGCGTCGATCTCCATCGAGGCCGTGGCGGAGGAGGGCTACACCGTCCGCGTCGCGGACCTAGATCTCCCGTATGGGGTGGGCGTATGACCGATCAGCTAACCGCTGCAGGGCTGGAGATAGACGACCTCGCGACCAGGATCGCGGACCTAAAGACCGCCGTGCGGAACGCATGCGGTGCAAACCTGGACCTGAGTCCGGATCAGCCCGACGGCCAGCTCGTCGAGCTCTTCGCCGAGGCGGTCCAGGCGGGCATGGAGCTCCTCCAGGAGGTCTACACCGCCATGGACCCGGACGACGCGACAGGCGACGCGCAGGGAGCTCTGTGTGCTCTCACCGGGACGAACCGTCGAGCCGCCACGTACGGTACGGTCACGTTGACCCTGAACCTCGACGCCGCGACGACCGTACCTGCCGGGTCTATCGCGCACGTATCCGGAGACCCAACGAACCGCTGGATCACGGACACCGGTGTTACGTCCGTCGGGGCCGGAAACTATGACGTCACCGCCACGGCGTCCGAGACGGGGCCGATCCAGGCGCTCGCCGGAACGATCACCGTCATCGCCACGCCTGTGGTCGGGTGGAACAGCGTAACCAACGCCGCGGACGCGACGGAGGGGCTTGCCGAGGAGACCGACACGGAGCTCCGCCTCCGGCGGGAGGAGGAAATCGCGAAAGGCGGCTCAACGAACACGGACGCGATCACCGCGGACGTCCTGGATCTCGACGGCGCCCTGTACGCGAAAACGTACGAGAACACTACGCTAATCACCGATGGTGCCGGACGGCCGGGGAAGTCTATCGAGGTGGTGGTCCATCGGACGGACCCGCCGCTCACCGACGCGATCCTGGCGGCGCAGATCTACGACTCCAAGGCCGCGGGTATCGAGGCGTACGGGTCGACCGTGGTGGGTCACGTGGACGACGCGGGAATTAGTCACCAGATCGGCTTCACCGACGTGACGGTGTTGACACTCCAGGTCGAGGCGACCTTGACCACGGACGCGGACGAGTACCCCGGGGACACGGACTTCAAGGCGTACCTCGCGGACTGGGCGGATGCGAATCTCGGTGTAGGAGATGACGTCATCATAAATCAGTTGGTCGCGGTCTGCTTCGAGGTCGACGGCGTCCTCGACGCGACGCTTCGGATCAGGTTCAGCGGAGACCCTTGGGGCACGATAAATCTCACCGTAGCTGACCGTGAGCTCGCGGACCTCGACACGACGGGGGTGACGGTACTATGACATCCTTCTCTTTCGTCTTGGCCACGCCCTCGCCGTCCGCGGACATCGGACTCGAAGAGGAGACGGATCTCGCCGGGCGCGCGGTGTCGTACTCGCTCTGGATGTACCAGGGGGATCAGCCCCAGTTCCAGGCTCTCCTCCGGGCCATTGTCGACGCCGCGCAGCCCTTCGAGTCCGTGACATGGGACGTGTACGAGGGTATCCGTATCGACACCGCCGTAGGCGCGCAGCTCGACATCCTTGGCCGGATCGTCGGAGAGCCTCGAGGCGAGAAGACCGACGCGGAATACCGACCGTTCATTCGGGCGAAGATAAAAACAAACCGGTCGCATGGCCAAGCTGGGGATCTGTACGAAATCCTTGACCTTATAGGCGTCGAGACCTCCGCGATATGGGATACGCCGCCCGCGGCGTATACCGTCAGCGTGACGGGGTGCGATTACCCGCTGGATACGTTCCGGTTCATGGGCATCGCGAAACCCGGTGGCGTGCGGTTGGACTTCGTTTATTCGACGTACGATCTAGACGAGACCTTCCAGGCGTCGGGCACGTACGCGACCGAGGAGTACGACGCGGACACAGGGGCCGGGTCCGTGTACGACGCGAGCACAGGCGGCCGTAGTGCGGGGACTTTTACATGAGCAAGCCGAGAAGACTAGACTGGGCGACCAATGCGAACCACGCCGCAGGAGGCGACCCGTGGTCCGGGCAGCCAAACAAGGTCGAACCGGCCGCTGGGAAGATCGCGACCGGGCGTATCCCGGAAGAACGCCCACCCGCCGAAGAAACGAATTGGTGGAGGAACAAGGCCGCGGCGTGGCTTCGCTGGGTCAGCGGTGTACATTCGCGGAACTGGACGGCGGCGGACTTCACCCAAGTTTCAGCAGTGCCTTGGCCGCCCCTATCGGCACAGCTCTGGCACCCGGGGGCGGTCTGCTATGATGCCGGAAATAAATGTTTCACCGCGCTGAACCTCGAGGGCAACACGATAACATCTTATGATTCCGGGGATTACTTCAATCCGACTGTAACAGCATATACGCCCGGCGGACAAGGCATCGCGTGGGCCGATGAGTCGACAAAGCTCTTGATCAACCCGCCCAACACGCCATGGGGTGCTGTCGTAGGTAGTGCGCTCCCGGGCACATATGTGGACATCGCAAGCGACGGGGCGGGAAACCGCATTGCGGTTTGTGACGATGGCGCTGGTGTGGATCTCCTTGCGAGATCACTAGCATATGCGTCATGGACGATCCAAACGCCGGCGTCGACTGGGGCAGACTGGCGCGCTGTCGACCACGACGGATCAGGACTCTGGGCCATTTGTGACTCCACTGGACAGATCGACACAAGCCCGGCCGGCGCGGTCTGGACAGCAAGGACTTCAGGCCTTGTCGGCGGTGTGCTCCCCGGTTGCCTGAGACATACCAGGGACGCGGCAAATGCTACATGGCTCGCGTTGGATTCGACAAATAAAACAACATCGGCGGACGGGATCACATGGTCCGCTGCCGCGCACGGGCTTCCAGCGCAACCTCTGGCACTCGCATATGACGCCTTGTACCAACGCTGGGCCTGTGTCGCATCGTCGGGTGGCGTCCAGTATCTCTATACATCAGACAATAATGGGACATCCTGGACGCAGCGGGCAGCATTAGCATTTACAGGCGCCGCGCCGTTCTGGTGGCTGTCGAGCGACCAACAAGGCGTTTTTGTCGTGCTGGCCAGTGAGTACGCCGCCTCTGGGAATAACTGGAACGTATGGGCCAGTCTCGATGGTGGAGTGACGTCGGGGCGAGTAGACCTACCTGGGGGACAGGGGCTGGATGCGGCGGCCGGCCTTGCCTATGGGGAGGTTTTCGCTGTGGTCGGATCTGGGACCGCCTGGAGATCCCTGAGGTGCGATGATGCATAAGGCGCTCCCCATCCTCGTCCTCGCCGCCTGCGCGATGCCCTGCGACGACAACGGACGCCTAGAGCGCGACGGTGTCGATCTCTACCAGTCCGTACTCCCGATCGCCGTCATGTGCCACGGGATAGACTGTCGCGGAGCACTGGCCTGGTGGGGAGCGGAGTACGTGGTCGAGCGTCCTGGTGGATCGCTCATAGAGCACTGCTGGGTCCCTCCGGGCGCGGGGGGCTCCGCGGACGTGCTCTACACGCACACCGGGATGATCATCCGCGGGAAGATCTGCATCGAGGACGCCCTGAAGGGGCACTGGAGCGAACCGCGTGTAATCGCGCACGAAATCGGCCACGTCCTCGGGCTGGACGACGACCCCCAAGGGTGTCCGTCCGTCATGTCCCAGGGACGCCTACGGCTCCTCGAGGACGCCGTCCTGACGGACCACGACAGGAGGGTCCTTGAAACGCGCTAGGAAGCCGTGGGAGGAGATCCGTAAGATCGTGCTCCACTGGACCGGCGGCGAAGGAAATGCCGCGCGAGTCGAGCGTACGCTCCGCCGCCGGGGGCTAGGGTACCACTACGTGATCGAAAACACAGGGCGTGTGGTGCAGATCATCCAGGACGAGTTCGCGGCGTACCACTGCGGCAGGGAAAACGGGTGGTCCATCGGTGTCGCCCTGGTAGGGTACGGATACCGGTGGCCAGCGTCGCGGCGGTGGCGCACCCCCCGAGGCCCGCGGGATGTCTACGAGACATGTGTGCACGGACGGCGGGTTTACCTGGCGGACTTCTTCCAGGCGCAGAAAGAAGCGGCGTTCCGCTTGGTCGAGGATCTCGTGGCGGAGCACGGTATCGAGCGACGGGTCCCGGTGACGGACTGCGTCCTCGACCCTACGGAAGCTCGTGTTTTTAGTGGCGTTTTGGGACACTATCACATAAACGCGCGCAAACTGGACCCGGGGCCTAGGCTGATCCGGGAGGTAGCGGCGGAGGTATTCTGATGGCTGGCTTTTTTTCTACTGGCGCGCTTTGGGACGACGGCGCAGGTGCCGCGGAGGTCCTCACCGCCGCGTATGTCGCGGGCGACGCCGTGTTTCTCGGCGGGGAGTCGGAACTCTGGCTCGAGGCGACCACCGCCGGGACGGCCATGACCCGCTTGGAGCTCCAGGTAGAGTGGAAGCGCCACGCGGACTCGGACTACATGGTGCTCCCGCTCCTCCGCCCCGCGCAGAGTGACGGCGTGGTGCAGATCGCGGAGCAGACCGTCTACGTGGCCGGCGCGAACGGAAACCACCCGATCCGGCTAAAACTACCTCCGTACACATGGGTCCGGGTCAAGGCCCGGAGGGTCGGGGGCGACGGGACGAGCACGCTGTTACTCTCCGCCCAGGCGCGTGCTCCTCAGGAGGAGTCCGCGTCCGGATCGGAGTCCGCGGCGTATGACTCGACATCGGGCACGCTCCTGACTACCGAGCAGGCCGGCCCCGAAACCGTGTACGACGGCACGCCGCTACTCGAGATCACGAACGGTACCGACGGCACGACATATGCCTACATGGACATGGAGACATACACACAGGTCGGCTGGCAAATGATCCTGAACGGTGGCTCCGGGACGGCCACCGTCACGGTAGAGGCGAGCTGGCAGAACGACGGCACAGCGCAGGCGTCGTGCGCCTACGAGGATATGACATACGCGCTCTTCGGTGTGACGTCCTTCGTCGGACCGACGGGCGCGACCGCGAATTTCGTGGCCGTGGATAACACGGGCGTGCTCGCCACGGCTAAGTATGTGAGACTCAAGCTGGTCCTGTCCACGGGCGGCGCTGACGACGCGGACGCCACGGTGTACCACGGGAGGATCTACGCATGACCACGGTGAAAACTACCGGAAAAGAGCAAGAGATTCACTATGTCGAAGAGCACGTCCATTCGGTGCAGTGGGTCCGCCCGGACCTCGCGGCGGGCGTGACGGTCACGGCGGGCGGTGTGGCCTGGACATACGGAGCATTGTCCGCAGATCTCATCGCCGCGGCAGCGGAGGCCAACGAATTTGACATACATTTCATAGAGATCAGTGGAATCAGCGCAAACACCGACTACCAGCTCGCCCTCGTGGCCGGGGCGTCGACGGTGATCGCGGAGGCGACCTTCACACGGGCCAGTCCGATACTAGCGTCCCTGCAGTTTGCGATCCAAACGCCGGTCCAGCCCGCGGGCACACGCATCAGGGCGAAACTGGCATCCGCCGCGGGCGGCGGCGAGACGCTCGTACTCAAGGTGCACGGGCACTCTTATTGAGGGTAAGTCATGGCAGATATAGATGTAATCCGTGAGGTCTTGGCGAATATGTCGGATGAGCAGGTCGCGCCGGCCCAGGACGGTCCCGTACGGTCGAACATCCGGGAACTCGATGCCCAGATAGTCCGAGATCTCGTGGGCAGGTTCCGCGCGGGGGAGACGGACTTTGTTGGTATCGCGCAGAACACACCATTCGCGGGCACCCGGCACACCGCGTCCACGGCGCAGGTGCGCGCGGTATACGCCGCGTGGCGTTCGCGCGTATCGGAGATAGCTGAGCGATGAGCGCATTCGAGGACTATGTCCGCTCGCTCGATCCCGCTCTGGCGCGGGCGTTCCACAAGGGCCACTTCGAGTGCTGGGATCAGTATGATCGGGCCACCACGCCGCTCGGCGCACCGCGGTGGACGAAGACCGGGAAGGGACATGCTCTTTACCCAGGCGGTGTGTCCGTAGCACATGGAACAGAGCAGCAGTCGACGGTGTATACGGTGTTCGTGGGCGCGGAGGATCTCACGTTCAACGGGGGGATACGACAGCGCCTAATAGCGAAACGGGACGGCGGCGTCACTTTCGGATTTTTCATACGGCAGGATATCGTGCGCTTAGAGGTCTACGACGGGACATCCGTGCGGTACCTGGCCCACGACTGGCGCAACGCGAAATCGCTGGCCGCTGTCATCGAAGACGGACAAAAACCGAAATTTTATCGCGATGGCGCGTTTCTGGATCTCGGAAATAACGTCGTGGCCATCACGCCCGGCACATCGGCTGTGTCTATCGGCATGTTTTACACGGGGGTTACAACAGACGAGCTTGTAAACCCCATGACATTCGCCGTGCTCGCGACGGAGGAGCTAACAGCGGCGCAGATCGCTGAGCTGCATAGTCTGTGGTACGACTACAAGGCGCGCACGCGCCCAGAAAGGCGCGTCTACTCCGTCGCTCAGATCCCGCCAGACGCAATAGAGCACTGGAGGGCGGGCAGCAGCCTAGTAGGTACTGTGCGAGGGATCACACTCACGCGGGATGTCGGCATCACGAAAGACCGCGGCCGCGTGTTCCAGCACCGCGCGGAGCTCCAAGATCCCGCGCGGGAGCTCGCCCTCCGAGTGACCGACACGCGATTGGACAACCCCGATGCGTTTTCCGTCTCTGCGGTATTCTCCACGAGATCCGCAGGTGGGGCCAATTTCGGCCGGTGGTTTTCCAAACCCTCGAGCGCCGCCCAAAAATTTTCTTACGTCGATAGCGCTGGGCGCGTGACATATAGACTCGACCTGACCGCGGGCGGGCAATACACCTACAGGACGGTAGCAGCAGGTGTAGTTCGTTTTTCCGACATCCCGCAACATCTACTCGTCGTGGACCCTATAGATGGCGCCACGCCGCCGTCTATTTTTGTCGACGGGGAGGACCTGGCGCTGACCAAGGTCAGTGGGGATCTCGGGGATACCCCGGAGGACGATACGGGGGAGCTCACAATCGGGCTGAGCGGCGCAGTCGCGAACCGCGCATGGGACGGCAGCGTGGAGGATTTCGTCTGGTTCGGTAAAGCGCTGTCGACGGCCGAGATCCGAGCGGAATACGTACGATGTGCGAACGTGCACACAGCGCTGTGGAACCGGTACCAGGAGCCTATCACCCTGGCGAACGTGGGATCTGGCGGGCGCGTTGGGCCCTTTGAGGTGCTCGGCGGCACCCACGGGTGGGTAGACAACGGCACACATAGGGGACTCCGGTGTGCGACGACCGGAGCACTCTGGATGCCGTCGAAAATGGCCTACGGCGCCTGGTACTTACGTTTTTACAAAGGCACTGATGGCGTTGTGTCGGAGGTGATGCTGTGTGCCACCGAGAAAGGCGGTCGCACTGCTTCTGGCCAGCAGGGATACGCGTTTCGTGTCTTCTCCGACGGACAGATCCGGCTGCTCAAGGCCGCCGGAACGAACATTCTCTACGGTACCATAGGCGAGGTAGCGGCTGGGAATGAATACGAGATCTTCATCACACGATCGTCTGCCACACACACATGGCGAGTGTGGGCCAGGGGCGGCGGCTACGCGTCCTGGGAGGACATCGGCTCAGTGGTGGACAATACGGTGCAGAGCAGCGGATACTTTTGCCCGGAGATGGAAGCATCGGACGTGCTCTATGACGTCCGTATGTACCCGATCGGAGGCACGCTGCTCCCGTGGGAGGTACTGCCGTGAAACAATGCGAAAACCACGCGGATCTGACCGCTCAGACCGCACGGACGGACCAGGCGCTTCAGGATCAGAGAGCGCTGCTCCAGCGCATCGACAAGCGCCTGTGGGCTGTGATCATCCTCGTCCTTGCGAATATCGGCGGACTCGACGTAGGGAAGATCGTGTCGGTCGCCCAGGCCGCCCTGGGGTCACCGTGAGGATCGTCCTTCTCGCCATACTCCTCGCCGGCTGCGGCGTGCAGCACGACCACCTCCGGGACACCATGCGCCAGATGGTGGACATCATGACAGATCCAGACGTGCGGCGTGTCTACGACGCTTCGATGGCCGCCGAACCGCCACAGAATGCGTGCCTGGCGGTCCTTGTGTTGGAAGAGGTCCTTAGTCGGTCAGTTCCGGGAGATCGGAAAGAGGTAGTTCTCCGAGCTCTGGGTCTAGCTCGGACGGCGTGTCCATGGGTGATCCGAGTGATCGCAGGGCCGCCTGAAGGTCCCGGAAACGCTCGACCAGGTGGTGGTGCCCGAAAAAGTGGTCGAAATGCCCGACTACCAGACACGGCAGCTCTGCACTGAGCGCTGCGCCGAACTCGACCAGACATCCCGCGGACATCGGACACACGAAGAGTACGAGATCCGCACCTTCCAGGGCGTCAAGACACTCCCCCGCCCGCCGTTCGAGCTCCAAGGTGTCCATGTCGTCCTGCTCCTCGATGTCCCCCAGCCAGTCATACACGATCTCGTGGCCGGCGGCCTTGATCTGAGCAACGCAGCGCCGTGCGCTGGCCAGATCGGCAGACTGGTGTGAAAAGTATATCCTCATCATCTCTTCCTCCATGCGGTCAGCGCGAGCATGACCGCGATCCATAGTAGTCGGCGTATCATCTCTTCCCTCCTGTCAGCGACACCTTCTGCACCGGGTCGAATCTCACCCCCGGGACATCACGCCCCTCCTTTGCCGCGATTCTGAGCGCAGACCAGTCCAAACACCAGTATTCCTTGGGGATCTTGTCTTCGTCCAACACCACGATCTCGTGGTCCCAACGTAGGGACGTCCCCGGAGCGGGCGTCGGGGGGATGGCATTCACCGGCTCGACGGCCTCGACGGCCTGCTCATACGCATGGAGCTGCGCCGCGGCGGACCGCTCCAGGCCGGCCTTCAAGGCCGCCTTCGCCCGCTCTAGGAGCTCCCGTGCGGGACGGAACAGAGCGTCTACCTCTCGCTTGGCCTTGTGTAAAGGATCTGTTATGTTTTTCCTCCGTTTTTCCAGCGCTTTCAGCCGATCGTGTACCTCCCGCATGGCCGCCGCGGCGTGCTCTCGCTCGTCCTCCGTGCCGGGCGTCCAGGACTGAAAGAACGACACCCACTCCGCCGCTTCCTCCTGCGTACCGGCCACAAGGGCCTTGATTTCTTCCGTGATCACCTCAAGACCCTGTCTTTCACCGCGAAGGACGTGTCTCCGTAGGGAAAGATATTCATCCCACGCACATGGAGCGCTTCACGGAACGAGTAGAAGGCCGACACGGGGAACTCCTGCTCTTCCGCCCACCTGGTGTACGCATTATACAACGACAGCAGAGACGTGTGCTCCCCCATGACCTCCTTCGTCCGGACGAGGAGGAACTGGTCGACCGGGTCCGCGTCAAAGCAGACCGTGCTTTCGCTCGTGCTGTCCCCACGGATCTCCTCCAGGGCCTTCGTCGCGGCGGTCTCGAGGAGGTCCTCGGGGCACCGCGCCATGCTGCACGCCGTTCGGAGGGCGTCCAACACGCCCGGGAGGCGGTCGTACGCATCGGGCGGCACGCCGTCCGGGTATAGCACTGCTAGTAGTCGGTCGATCATCTGTACCTCCCTTGGTGATGTAAGCCTATCCCTACCGCGTCGTATATGTCGTGCCACTGTCCCCGAGGCACCCGGTCAAGGACGCCTTGGAGCACCGCACGCTCCCGGGCGTTCAAAGCATCGCGGACCCGGTGTTGCGTGACGGTCTTCGGGACCTGGCCCTTCCACTGGTCCGGCCGGACGAAAACCAGGCGGCGTGCCCATACCGCACCGACGGCCGCGCCGACGGTCGCCACCGCGATGAGATCCTGGGGCTGTGACCGCCGGTCCCTGGGCCAGGCGGTCATGAGCTCCACGACAGCCACCATGGCCAAACCGCGCCGCACCGTGCCCATGGCCTCCGCCCTGCGCCGTAGGAACGACACGGAGTCCGAGAATACATCGCTGTCCGACCGGAGGACACCGCCGCCCTCCAGGCGATCCCCGTGGTGCCCCCATAGCGCGTAGGCCACCGCGTGTTTTCCTGGGTCGATGGAGACCACGCTGTACGGTATTGGTGTGATGCCCAGCTCCTCGCGAAGACGCTCGATCTCGACGTCCTTGGCCGTGAGATCCGCGACCAAGGACGCTTTCTCGTCGGCATCGGTGCCCGCTTTGAGCTCCCGGATCTGTGCCCGGAGAGCCTTGTTTTTCTGTTCTAGCTCTCGCTTGGTCGCCACGGTATCAACCTCCCTCTGGCGTCGAAGACCTGCTTTGCGGCCTTCGACCAGACCCCCGAAACCACCGGCTCGGCCTTCGGGGGCACGTCCGGAATCCACCGAGCGGCTTCGGTCTCCATGATGCTCTGCACAACACGTGCCGCCCTATCCGCGTCGTGCGCCGGACCGCGGAGGAGAAATTCGTCGTGTACGAAATTCCACACCTTCCAGGTCCTCAGGTCTCCCAGCTCACACGCTTTGGCCAGGGCGTATCCCGCCGCCTTTGCGGCGTCTGCCGCCAGGCCCTGAAATTGTGTGTTGCAGGCCACGGTGTACGTGCAGCCCCCACGTATACGCCTAGACGGGTACTGGGTAACCGTGGTCATCTTCTTCTCGACACCTGCCCACCGGTGTCCTCGATCCACCCAGCGGAAATAATGAGGCGCCTCGCGCCACCGGGCTGTCCACGTCGTCTTGAGGCTGTACGCCTCCCCTTCGGAGAGCACGAGACCCCATTGACTCGCCGCGTACGCGCGGAAACCGCCCGCGCCGAGTCCGCCGGGGAACCCGAAGTTTGCCGCTTTCGCCGCTTGGCGGGCATCTGCCACGTCCTGGTCTCCCCGACGCTGGACGGCCTCGTCGTACGTGATGCGGAGGAGCTGGGCGCCGAGGTCGAGGTGTGGGTCAATCCCGTTGTTCAGCGCGACGGCGAGGTCACTATGCCCGAGGAGCCACAGACAGATCTGAGCCCAGGTACAGAGCTCCATACCGCTGTAGTCGCAGGAGATGACCACCTCCCCAGCACGAGGACGGAAACATTCCCGAACGCCCAGTGATCTCGGCATGTTCTGGAGCTGCGCGCTGTTCGTTGCGCCGCCCTCCGGGACGGTTTTCCCCCGGATGCATGATGTCCTCCCCGTCTCGACGAGACTGTCATACCGGGGATTGATCGGCGTATTCACGCCTAGCCAGAGATCCGAGATCCGTTTGAGCAGGGTTTTCCGCGACCCGAGGCGCGCGTATGCGAGGAGTGCCGGGTCGCCGGACTGCTGGCACGCCTCGAGGTCGAGGGACACCGCGCCTTTTGCTGTCTGCCGATCCACGCCGCAGTCGAGCATCCGAGCCCTCGCCGCCTTCGTGTCACGCTGGCCATTCGTCCGGACAAGCCCCTCGGCCTGCAGATACGCCAGGTCCTCCGCATACGCAGCGGCCTCCTGGTCCTCTAGCGCACGGATACGATCTGGAGCCGTCCAGATCCCTGCGTCGGATACGATGTGCAACCACCACGCCGCGCGCGTCTGGTTTTCCTCGTCCGCCACCGGGTCTCCCTGGGCGAGGTAGACGGCCCGTGTCGCCTCGACGTCGTGCCGCGCGTATTTTAAGGCGGCGTCGGGCCAATCCTGTGGCAGGATACCCTCGAGCTCC